TCACCGTCACGAATAATAATACGTCTGTTCAAGTCTCTGCCACGTTCGCTATTACGGACGCTACACCTACATTCGACATAGTTGCTAGTCCAGCCTCAGCCGGTGAAGGTGATACGGTTGCATTTACGCTTAACGGTACTAATGTGCCTACTCAAGTGTATTACTGGAATCTAACCCACGGCTCTACTGTAGATGCAGACTTCAGTTCACCCGCTGGAGTATTAGATGGTTCGACTAGAATAGCTAGTGGATCTATCGAAGCTGGTGGAAGTCTAGGCTCTTTAGTCTTTGCTACTAACTCTGAAGTGGGTGATGAAACATTCACATTCAATCTATACACAGACAACACCGTACCTGGTACCGTAGTTGCTAGTCTACCTTTCGTTATCGAAGGTACAGGAACGACAAATGTTATCACGCTAGACAAATCTACAATGACTGAAGATGGTGATAGCATTGTTAATACGTTCACAACATCTTTAGGTAATGGCGATTATTACTTTTTCATCGATGGAGTCCAAAGTCCTACTTTCGATTTCGTAGACGGAGAATTTTGGAATTCGGGTGGTAGAAAACCATTTAATGTTACTAGCGGAGTCGGTACGTACACCATAACAACATTAGCTGATCTTACATTCGAATCGTCAGAAGTGTTTGTCACTAAAGTTTCGGCTACTGCATATGGTGCGATATTAGCGACATCACCTAACATTACTGTTACGAACACTTCTTCACAGTCCTACACGGTATCCGTACCCTATTTTATCGTCGAAGGAAATACGGTCAATCTTGAGGTTGTATCTGATGGACCTAGCGAAGTATTATTCATTGAATTGACTGGTGACGTTTCACAGATTAGCGCAACGCAAGCTACTGCGGCATCTACAGCCCAAGGAACTAAAGTATTCTCGTTCGCAACAACAACGTCGAATACATATTCAGGTACACAAAATATCACGATTACTGTCGGTCGAGGTAATTACGTGAATTCTGGTGGAACGCAAGTTGCAACCACTACATTCACCCTCAATGATCCAAATCCTGTAGCCACTCTCACTCCCTCGGACTTATCTCCTAGTGAAGGTGATACAGTGACGTTTAACTTAGCCGGAACAAATCTGGCAGACGGAACTTATTACTACAGAGATGATACTAAGGTAAAACCGGTTCGCGTCTCGTTAGGAAGTTATTCGGGCTCTTCTTCTATTAATATGTCATCTACCGATCTGGCTAAACTGCAACTCGGCATGCGAACATTGGATCTTGGTGTTGTGGGAACAATCACTGGGATATTCAGCTCCAGAATTACCCTATCAACGCCTAACACACGAAATACTACAACTGGTGAGATATTACACTTTATTTTACCGGAAGATATCGAAGATGTCGATAATTCAACTCATTATGGCTCGTTCGCTGTTACGAGTGGCACAGGATCTTTTGAAGTTGATTTCGCTACTAATACAGACTTCTCTAATGACGAGCATGACTTTAGCGTTTATTCTTCAGGCTCACCGGCTGTTGCTTACGAAGGATCGCTTATCGCTACTGCGGCTACGGTAACGGTACAAGATCAAACGCCATTTACTATACAATTTACTGATAACGCCCTTAATGACACAGGCACAGGCAATATATTCTTTGGTGGTTACTTTGGCACAAATACTGCGGCTGAGTCGTCCACTAAATTCGCGATGAATCGTGATGGTACGATTGGTAATACAACTAATCAATCGACTAATCCACAGACTACAGAAACTAATGATTGGATAAATCCTCCAAGTTCAAGATTCAGTACAGCCGGTGATCAATTCCAAGTGAGAGTTCGTGCGTGGGAAAATGCCGCAAGAACAATACCATGTACAGCTGGTGATCAAGATCAGAACACAGCAAGCTTTCAAACTGCTGTATGGACATTAAGCGGTAATTTAGGTTCGACAACTTGGCAACCTGGTAGCTCAAATCAATGGCACAATCTTTCTTCGAATGTATTGATTGAACTTGATGGATATAGAAGTGGTGGAGGTGGTGAAAGTCTCACCATTTACTTGACGCTAGATGTCAAAGGTTACTCTGGCACCTTAGGCACAGGAACTACATACTTAACTAAGAATTTCACCATGGGTGGTGGCTTAAACGTGGCTATTGTAACTAGATGATTAAGCACTACAACTTAGACGAAGTGTTCTATGAAAAGGATAGTCAGGATAATACTTGGATGATCATCCATAGAGATCCGACGACTAACGAAATTACTGCGGCTTCACCGGTCATTCGGGCAAGTAATGGCGATATTGATTTCGCAAAGTCGCAGGACTTTTTAGAAAATGCACATATAAGATCGATTAGTGTAGCAGTAGATAGGTCCACTGCTAGACATAACAATCCAGCGGCTAATCTTTTCGTTAATAAACAAATAAAGCGCGTCGATTATCTCATTGGCGAAGAGGAAGGTATAGCTCTTCGTGCGATTGTCGAAGAAAGATTTCCTGAATATAAGATATGGAATAACTCTAAGAATGTTATAGGGACCTACGGTGCATATCGCGCACCTTACACCGCACTCGAATCAATAAGTGTATATGATGTGACATTCGTAACAGGTCCAGATTATCAACCAAGCGACGAGTTATTTCAACCACCCGAACGCTTTGGCGTCGACATAGTAAATACTTATACTCAACGACGACCTTGGTACGGATGGAAATTTAATCTAGCTGACAATTCTGTATTATGCAAAGTCGTACATATTAATAAGGTAGAAGGTGTTGTTTATCCTCCCTTGGTGCATGAACAAATTGGAACATACTACGGAACATTTCATTCAGAAGATGGCACTATAAGTAATGATCGTGACATGTTCTTTTTTGGAACAATTTTGAATGTCGAGAGGTATTGTGAAGAGCATAGTTTAGATATGCCTTTATTTGATGAATTTGAAGATGGCTTTGTGCCATATGAACACATCTTCGTATGGGGAATAGGCTTTGATAGCACTACTGGTGTTCCTTATGTTATGAAAGCATACGAAGGGAGAGATGTCGAATGCAATTAAACATGGACATTACTGATATCGATGCGAAGTTTTGGAAAACAGTCGAACACGAGAAAAATATGACAAATGAAATAGTTGTAATAGACGCTGTAATAGACGCGGAAGATACTGCTGATATGACAAAGCACGAACGTACAATGAAAACTGACTATGACATGGCTAAATCTAATCTTGTTAATCTTCTTAAAAATGGTAACGATGCTCTCGAACAGATGTTGTTGGTCGCTAAAGAAACCGAACATCCTAGAGCCTACGAGGTGTTATCAGGATTGTTGAAAAATATCGCTGTAATCAATGACAGAATTATGGCATTGAATAAAGATTATATGGAAGTCACTGCTCCTAAATCTACTAGCGCGGTTCCTACGGCTGATGCCGGTCCGGGCACAACAAATAATAACGTATTCATCGGATCTGTCTCTGACCTTCAGAGAATGTTACAAGATGCTGATGACAACGAAAAGGTTATAGAATCAGATGTTACCGAATCAAAATAGTGGAGAGTCCTATCTCGGCAATCCTAATGTTAAACGTGACGGAATTGTACAGACCTGGAGCAAAGATCAAGTAGTAGAGTACGCAAGGTGCAAGCGCGATCCTGTGTATTTTGCGATACATTATATCAAAGTGATCAGTCTAGACGAAGGCTTAATAGACTTTAATCTATATGATTATCAGAAAGAATTGTACGATCAATTTCAGAAAAATAGATTTAATATTGTATTGGCTTGTCGCCAGTCGGGCAAGTCAATCTCTTCTGTAGTCTATATACTTTGGTACGCCATTTTTCATCCGGAGAAGACAATTGCAGTACTTGCTAACAAAGGCGCAACTTCTAGAGAAATGCTTTCACGCATTACATTAGCTCTTGAAAACTTACCGTTCTTTTTACAGCCAGGTTGTCGCGCTCTTAATAAAGGTAGCATTGAGTTTAGTAACAATAGTCGAATTCTTGCCGCGGCTACTTCTGGTTCTTCTATTCGTGGTTTGTCTGTTAACTTATTGTATCTGGATGAGTTTGCATTCGTGGAACGAGCGGCAGAGTTCTATACTTCAACGTATCCGGTTGTATCTGCTGGTAAAGATACGAAAGTAATTATAACATCTACTGCTAACGGTATCGGAAATACCTTTCATAAGATTTGGCAGGGCGCAGTACAAAAGACTAATAAATATGTACCGTTCACTATCGACTGGTGGGACGTACCTGGTCGAGATGAAGCGTGGAAACAGGAAACAATCGATAACACATCGCAAATTCAGTTTGATCAAGAATTTGGTAATACGTTCTTCGGTACTGGTGATACGCTAATCAGTTCTTCTTGTCTATTAGACCTAAGAGCGAAAAACCCCCTCAAAATTCTTGAAGGGGGTTCTCTGCTTGCCTATAAAGAGCCCTGCGCAGGACACGAATACATCATGACGGTAGATGTATCAAAGGGGAGAGGTCAGGATTATTCTACGTTTAATATAATCGACATTACGACCAGACCGTTTGAGCAAGTTTGCGTGTATCGGAACAACACTATCTCTCCAATTCTCTTCCCTGATATTATATATAAGTATGCCGTAGTCTACAATGAGGCTTATGTCGTTATTGAGTCTAATGATCAAGGTACTGTAGTTTGTCAAGGCTTGTATCATGACATGGAATATGAAAATGTACATGTCGAGTCTGCTGTTAAAGCTAATCGAATCGGTGTAGAGATTACGCGAAAGTCAAAGCGATTGGGCTGTTCCGCTATTAAAGACATTCTCGAGGAAAATAAACTTGAAATTGTCGACGAGAACACTATATTTGAGATATCTACGTTTGAGTCTAAAGGCAATTCTTATGAGGCTAGTGACGGCAACCATGATGATCTAATGATGAATCTAGTTATGTTCGGTTACTTTGTCGCTTCACAGTTCTTTGCTGATATGACAGATATTAATCTGAAAAAGATGATGTTCGAGCAACAAGCTAGACAAATTGAAAATGATATTGTTCCGTTTGGATATATCGATGATGGAAGCGACATGATAGAGCAATATGAGCGTGAAGAGAACGACAAGCACCAGCAATGGGCTACATGGGGCGATGAACCGGATTATTGAAAATAGCAGTAAGTATAAATAAAGCTATTGAGATTTATTCTTATAATGCTTCTTATCAATAATTGAAAACTAAAGGACAACGACCATGGCATTTATTCCATCCGAGTCTCCAGGAATCAACATCAAAGAGTTTGATCTGTCGGGTGTAGTGCCTGCGGTAACGACATCTACAGGTGCGATTGTCGGCGACTTTAATTGGGGTCCAGTTTCAGAGCCGGTAAAAGTCGCTAACGAAGCGCAACTTGTATCTTCTTTTGGATCACCAACATTTACAAATGATAGCTCCGCTATCGACTATCTATCCGCAAGCTCATTCCTAAAATACTCTAGCGACTTGTTTGTCGTTCGTGAAGTAGGAACTGGCGCTTTCAACGCTAAAGACAGTGACGGTACTGCTGACATATTAATCAGAAATGATGATGATTGGCTTACTCAGAAAGATGCTTCTGCGGTAGCAAACAACACATACATAGCGAAACATGCAGGATTAGCAGGAAACTCTATCGATGTACATCTATGCCCAGTCGGCACATCTCCTACTGTATTCAGTGGATGGGCATATGCAGGCTCTTTTGATAGTCGACCTGGTACTTCTTCGCATGTCGCTTCACTATCACCTGACGGAACTGCCGCGAATGACGAAGTTCATATCGTAGTAGTTGACCGAGATGGTAAGTTCACAGGTACTAAGGGAACTGTTCTTGAAACATACCCGTTCGTATCTATAGCTTCTGATGCTAAGACTCCAGACGGCACATCTAATTTCGCACTCGACGTTATCAACGCAAAGTCTGAATACATTAGAGCCGCTGGTTTAAACCCTGGATATGTCACCGCTACTTCAGGCGCATTCACTGCTGTTACTAACGGAACTGGCACCAAAGCGGGTGTTGAGCTTATTGCTCTCAAATCTGGAGCCGCAGGCACTAAGATAGCAGAAACAGAATATGCTACCGGCTTTGCCAAATTCTCTGATGTCGATACGATTCAAGTTGACTTTTTAATTGCTCCTGGAATACCAGCGACCGTTGCTCATAAAACTATCGTTGAAAATCTAGTTGCAATTGCTACAGCCCGAAAGGATTGTGTAGTAGTCGCTTCTCCTCCAAGAGGTGTTGTTGTAAATGCCGCGGCTAGTACGCTAGTGGCTAATACAGTAACATGGTCTGACACTCTAACAGCTTCCTCATACTTGATTGTAGATAATAACTACTTGAAAGTTTATGACAAGTACAATGACCAATATGTTTTCATTCCCGCTTCAGCCTCAACTGCTGGTGTAATGGCGGCTACTGATGACGTTTCAGCTCCTTGGTTCTCACCCGCGGGTTCTCGTAGAGGTCAATATCTTGGCGTGACTGCACTAGCTCATAGTCCTACCAAAGCAGAACGCGATACGCTATATAAAGCAGGTGTTAATCCTATTGTTAATATTCCTGGACAAGGTATCTTACTGTTCGGTGATAAAACTAAGCTAGGAAGACCAAGCGCCTTTGATCGTATCAACGTCCGTAGACTTTTCTTAGGCGTAGAACGAGCAGTTAAAGCCGCGGCTCAAAATGTAATGTTCGAATTTAATGACGAGTTTACTCGCGCTGAATTCGTAAATGTGGTCGAGCCGTTCTTGCGAGAGATTAAGGGTCGAAGGGGAATTACTGACTTCCGTGTTGTTTGCGACGAAACAAACAATACCGGTTCAATCATTGATTCAAATCAGTTTGTAGCGACTGTCTTTATCAAGCCAGCACGTTCTATTAACTACGTTACTTTAAACTTCGTAGCAGTTAGAACCGGTGTTGATTTTGATGAAGTTGTCGGATTAGTATAAGGGGAATATGATATGGCTATTCTAGGAGTCGATGACTTTAAATCGAAATTGCGTGGTGGTGGTGCTCGTGCGAACTTGTTCAATGCGACACTAAACTTTCCCGCTTATGCCGGAGGAGATGTCGAGTTGACATCTTTCCTTTGTAAATCAGCACAGATACCTCAATCAGCTATGACTGCCCTTGTCGTTCCGTTTCGCGGGCGAGAGATGAAGATTGCTGGTGATCGTACATTCGAAGATTGGACAGTTACTATTATCAATGATACAAACTTTGATATACGTGACGCGTTCGAGCGTTGGATGAATGGTATTAATGCTCACCAATCCAATACTGGTCTTATCAATCCTTCTGATTATCAGACGGACTTGATTCTTGATCAATTGGATCGTGATTCAACTATTCTGAAGCGTTATAACTTTAGAGGTGCTTTTCCTGTCAATGTTGGTGAAATTGCATTGACATATGATGCGCAGAATGAAATCGAAACATTCGATGTTACTTTCTCATATCAGTATTGGGAATCAAATACCACTAGTTAAGCTAAGTCTATATAATAAGGCACTATCGTTCTTTTCGTTCGATAGTGCCTCTATTATAACAAAGGTCGCAATATAATGGCAAATGAAGAAGGTTTGAAACTATTCGGTTTCAGTATCACTAGAGCGAAGAAAGCTTCGGATACCAAAGAAAAGCTACCCGCTATCGTAGTTCCCACTGATGTTGATGGGGCTGGATACATACAAGGTTCTGGTGCAGGTCATTTCGCTTCTTTTATCAATCAAGACGGTGATCAGTCTAAAGATAATGCACAACTTATTCATAAGTATCGTGGCGTTTCGATGCATCCAGAAGTCGATATGGCGATTGAAGAAATCGTTAACGAGTCTATCGTTTCCTCAGACGAAACATCCTCTGTAGAACTGGCTCTAACCGACATCGATTGTCCAGATAAAATTAAAGAATCTATCAACGAAGAGTTCGATCACATTATTAGTATGCTCAAATTCAACGAATTGGGGCATGACATTTTCCGTTCATTCTATGTTGATGGTCGAGTAGTATACCATCTTTTAGTGAACGAGTCAAATCCAAAAGCGGGCATTCAGGACATACGAAATGTCGATGCCGCTAAAATTAGAAAAACTAAAAAAGTTACCTATAAAAAAGACGAAAAAACTGGCGTCAAGATTATTGATAATATAGAAGAATTCTATGTATACGAAGAGAAGCCAGGCAATCAAACAGCTGGAATTAAGCTGTCACCTGACGCGATAACTTATGTAACTTCGGGTCTTCTTGACGAGTCAAAAAAGAAAGTCGTATCGTACCTTCACAAAGCATTAAAGCCTATCAATCAATTGAGAATGATGGAAGATTCGTTGGTTATCTATCGACTAGCTCGTGCGCCTGAGCGCAGAATATTTTACATAGACGTTGGTAATTTACCACGGGGTAAAGCTGATCAGTATATGAAAGATATCATGGCCAAGTATCGTAACAAGCTTGTTTATGATGCTGATACTGGCAAGATGAAAGATGACCGAAAGCACATGTCAATGCTCGAAGACTTTTGGTTACCTCGTCGAGAGGGTGGTAAAGGCACAGAGATATCAACACTTCCTGGGGGTGAGAATCTTGGTCAGATAGATGATATTCTATATTTCCAGAAGAGACTATACAGATCATTGAATGTTCCTATAGGCAGATTAGAAAATGAAAACACCTTTTCTGTTGGTCGAAGTACTGAAATTTCTCGTGAAGAGGTTAAATTCCAGAAATTCATTGATCGTCTTAGACGTAGATTTAGTTCTGTTTTCTTAAACATTCTACGTAAACAACTTTTGCTCAAAGGCATTATTACGGAGCAAGACTGGGATAAGTGGAAAGATGACATCTATATTGATTTCATTAAGGACAATCACTTTTCAGAATTGAAAGACATGGAGATTCTCCGTGAACGTATTGGACTAATGAATGAAGTCACACAATACGTAGGCGAATACTATTCTAAAGATTGGGTGATGAAGAATGTCATGCAATTAAACGAAGATGAAATCAAAGAGATGCAGAAGCAGGTCAAAAAGGAAATCAAGGCTGATGAAATAGATGATCCTAAAGATAAAGATAAAGATGAAGAAGGTCAAGATTCTGAGCCTGCACCAACTCCGGTTACTGTAGTTGATGCACCAAAAGAAGAAGAGCCTAAGAAAGAGCATGTAGCTATGCCACAAGACGAGAAGCTTACCGAAGAAATGACCACTTTTATGAGAAACCTGAATAATGAGTCAAAGTGATTTAACCCACGCCTTTCATATTGCCTACACCGAAGATCGTGTAAGAAAATTGAAGAGTGACATCATTGAAAGAATGCAAGAGATCGAATTGCTTAAAGGCGATAAAGGTGACTCTGTAAAGGGTGATAAAGGCGACTCTGTTAAAGGCGATAAGGGTGACAAGGGAGACTCCATAAAAGGCGACAAAGGTGACTCCGTAAAGGGTGATAAAGGCGACTCGATAAAGGGTGACAAAGGCGACAAAGGTGGCAAGGGTGACTCTGTTAAAGGTGACTCGATAAAGGGTGACAAAGGCGACAAAGGTGACAAGGGCGACTCTGTTAAAGGCGACTCTGTAAAGGGTGATAAAGGCGACAAAGGTGACTCTGTAAAGGGTGATAAAGGCGACAAAGGCGACAAGGGTGACTCTGTTAAAGGTGACTCGATAAAGGGCGACAAGGGTGACAAGGGAGACTCCATAAAAGGCGACTCCATAAAGGGCGATAAAGGCGACAAGGGTGACAAAGGAGACTCTGTTAAAGGAGACAAAGGCGACTCGATAAAGGGTGACAAAGGCGACAAAGGTGATACCCCGGATATTGAAGCTAAGTTCGAAGAAGCCTTAGCGCAATTTAATGATAAATTGAATAGCAACCAAAAGCTGGTCAAAACTAACACTGATACAATGCTCTCTAATGTTCAGAAGCAATTGTCTACTTTAGGTGGTGGTGGTTCTTACAAGATACTTGATAATGCTGATGTAGAAAAAACGAAATTAAGTTCAGTAGCCGGTGATAGTATATTGGTTTACGACCCTACAAAAAAGCTGTTTGTTGTAACTCCTTTTTTGTCAATATTAGAAAGATTACGAGCGGAGTTAGAGGTGCAATACGATAAACTAATAGACGAAACTGACGCGAATGCCGAGGGTAACGCACATCACCATGTTGGTTCCACGTTTGTTGGTGAAGCGGCTCCCGGTTCTCTTAGATCGGCTGCGGTATGGAGATTAAAAAGAATATATGAATTGGACAATAATCAAATCGAAATACTGTACGCTAATGGTAGTGCTGATTTCGATAAAGTTTGGGATGATCGACTAACTTATTCATTCGACTAATGTTTAAACGTATAAATAGAATGTATACAAAAACTAACAATATTGGAGAGTTTCGACAATGGCGCTGATCACTGATCCAGATGACCTAAACCAATCTACTGAAATTACCTTGGATACAGCCGCATTAACTTTTGAACTAACGGTTACGGGCAATTTAAGCAATGATGGGGCGACCGGTCAGGCTTTATACTCGTTTCTAAAAGAAGAGTGGAAAAACGATTCTTCTCTTATTCCTTATCCTTTCCCGATGGTATCAATTACACCGGAGCAGTTTGAATTTATTAAAGGATGGAAGCCAGCAAACGACACCACTCGCAACTTAATGCGATCATGTGGTTGGCGTGAGATTAACGCGGCTGGTGTTGTAAATCGTGAGTATATTGGTATTATAACACTTGGTGATATCGATAACTCAGATACAGGGTACTACGCATTCAGCACTGACAGTGGTAAAACAGATTTCGATTTTCCTGGCGAAGTGAACCAGGGTGTTCAGACTTTCGGCGACGCTACTAATGGTAACTTCGACAAGCGTAGTAACGCATTAACTACTTTCATAAGAATTGCAGGCAAGTTATATGGCTCTGCGACATCCGGAAGTATTGGTCTAACAGCACTTAACTACATTGCTAACCGATTCCCTCTTGCTGAAAGACTAGACGGTAAAGTTACAGCGAGTGACGCGACTATCGCGGCTGATGCCCCTTATACAGGGATGAGCATTACTTACGGGGCAGTGACACGAGCTATCGGTGGAATATCAAGAAACTTTGGTGTAGTTATTGATGGTAATAGCGGTACAGCCGAGCAAATCTATGAATTTGTACAGTACTCTTTACGTCAAGCAACTGATATTGATGCTGATGGTACAGGCGTAGAAATCGGATCTCTAGCAACTAGTCTATTGGGCTTTGTTGGTGACACGTTGAAGACTCAAAATGCATTCATCGACAACTTCCAATCTAATGATACTAACAGATTGATCTTCACCGATACTGGTGGCACAGAACGCACGTTCCCATTCATAGCCTCAGGAACACTTAGTCCTAACCCCAACTTGACCGCAGATGCAAACTCGATCTATAGAGCGTTCTTTACTGCTGGCTTCGGTACAGCGGGTGCTTTGATCGTAAACGATAACAGTGGCAATCCTATCTCTGGCACTATTAGCGGTAGTTCATCTATAGCGTTCGACTTTGATTATGATGGAAATACTCAAGGTGGTCGTACAGCGGGCACAGACGCGGAAATAACGGTAGTAGCTATTGGATTAAACTCTGCGCAGTATGTAAGTGCGACAGCTACAATCGGTCGAGCGACTGGTCAGAACATCTCCTTGGTTGCGCCTTTGGAAAGAAACTACAGCAATCCATAAGGGGTATTTTGAGTGACATATTTGGCAAGCCTACAAGCTCTATCGCCTGACCATCTATGGGAATTCGATGGCGACTTCGACGATAATGTCGTAGTCGCTATTGGTCTAAACACTGCACAGTACGTGTCCGCAACGGCAACAATTAGTAAAGCCACTGGACAAAACATATCATTAGTAGCTCCGCTAGAACGGAACTACAACAACTCTTAAGGGGTAACAGTTTAATGTCGTACAGTTTATCAGGGTCAGTTATCACGCAAGCCTTGGGCACTACAGACAATGACCTCAGTGGCTTGGCTAATATTGCAGGCGTTACTGTATTTAATGGTGGCGTACGAAGTATGTATATACTTGACGGATTGCAATTACAGATTCGGGGTACTCAAACGATCAACCCGTTTAACGAGTGTATATTTACGCAAAATTTTAGCTCTCACTACAATGTAAGAAATTACGGAACATTGACTATTAATGGCTCCAGAAACTACTCTGGTGCATTGCAATACTCTAAACAGCCTTGGTTAATATCTTCGGAAAACGATAACTCGTGGTGTTTTTTTAATCAAGGTGCTTTGGTGTGGACTGGTGGCGCTATACATTCTAAAAGAGGTGTACAATTAAACGGCGATGTTACATTAGACACGATTGTCGGCGACTGCGTTCATGTAAATCGTTTTGAGTTTGGGCCAGATAATTTAACTATTAACGGGCCGATAACTTTGCAAGGCTTTAGAGCTAGTTTAAATAACAATAAGCCTGTAACTAACTTAGTTATGACAGGAGCTAGAGGTGTTGATTTTACGTCAGTTACCGGTAGAGGTAACGTAGGCAGTGGGACGCATTATATACTTACTGATTTTGTTTATACACTATCTAACCTTGGGTGTAATCTTAGATACTTTAATACTGCGGATTTTATTAACACTAAAACAGGTTCATCGCTAGCCGTAGCCCGTTTCACCCACGGTACAAATATTAATAATGGTGGAGTTGTTGCCGTTTATAAAAATATAAAGTTTAACGTAAAAGACCTAAGTGGGAACAATTTACAAGGAGCAAAGGTTTATTTTTCTACTTACGATGACGGTAATCGGGTAGATGTAAGTAGTTCATTCGGAGCAGGTTTTAATTTTACTGCTACTGATATTTTTAGTATGACTACCGACTCAAGCGGTAACACGCCAACGTCTAAGGTTTTGCTCGCGGCGCATACAATGGCTACTACAACTGCCGACGACTTAAACGTGAGTTATTACAGTAAAAACGGAGACACGACTGATCTATATACTGTTGATTACTACAAGTACGGCTACATCAAAAGCCAGTTAGATGTATCAATGAAAGACACAGGCGAAAAGACTCAGGGATTTGTAAGTTTACCTGACTTGTCAATTAGCGAAAATACTAAAACTACCGTTACTGCTTATGCAACTATTGAAACTTCCGCTAAGTTCTACGATAGGGCGGCTTCATATCTTGAAGATAATTTCAACACGATACGAGCGGCTTTAGTCTCTAAATCAGGAATTGAAATAAACGCAGGGGCTTACAACGTAACAATAGACGCAACGGCATCATCAGCGTTTAATTTATCAGGAAATTTAATAACAATTAAAGCAAGTAGCTTTGCTGGTGATATGACTACTACCGGAATAATTACGCTTTCCAACGGTGCTACTTTTATCGGTACAAGAACAGATGCTAACGGCACAGTATCAAATTCAAGACTAACTCTTACAGGCTTACAAGCCAATTCAGAAGTCAGAGTGTATGATGCAGGTACAACCACAGAGCTTGAAGGGGTGGAAAACTCAGGCACTACATTCACAACTACTGTTTCAGTAGGCAGTGTTGATATTGTTGTCCACTCGCTCGGTTATGAGTATTTGAGAATATCTGGAGCAGACACAAGTGCTGATTTAAGCCTACCCGTACAGCAACGGTTTGACCGGAACTACCGTAATCCTACATAACAACTAACTAAGCTACCAAGGAGGTAGGCATGTCTGATGCAATATTTGATGGTAACAATCTTTATGTCACCCTACCTTCACTTGGTACATTCGCTGTAGAATCGGATTTATATGGTGCTTGGAAAGAATGGATTATTCTAGTCGATAACGCTAAATTTCCTGTCCTATTCTCTACTACTGGTGGAGATGATATTGGTTCAGGTGATTCGTTAGCGCCAGCATTCTTTGTCAGAAATGATTTAGGTTGGAGAATAAAAATGCCTAGTGCATCTGGTGAAATAAAAATCGATGGTAACATATTTCCAAGAGATCCTACACTGGACATGTTCGAAGCTACTGACGGGTTTGACGCGTTTGTTAGCCTTAAGACTTCAGCTAATGCGCTTGTTGTCAGCGCCGAAGCCGCCCCGATTACTACTGGCGATATAAATGCAATTGCCGCTAAAGTATGGGATACAATATTAGAAGATCACCTGACAAATGGCACTACAGGCAAAAAGCTGAACGATAACTTAAAGAAGACTCTCTTTTTAGCAGATTAACAAAACGCTATATATGACATTAAATGATAACATAACTATGAACTACGGAGAATGTATGAGTGATAACGATGTAATTGTCGACGAGATTAAAAGCGAAGATGCGGAGCCTATTGTAACTGGATCTAATGGCATCGAAGACTTGATCGATGCAATTGGTAGCGAAGATTTCGGCACTGCTGAAACTTGCTTTAACGATCTTGTGGGTTCGCGATTGTCCGATACTCTTGACCAAGCGAAGATTAAAGTAGCTGACAGTATCTTTAACGCACAATTGGACGATGAACCAGCAGTCGAACCCGAAGAAGAAGTGTAAAACTTCTTTTGTATAAATAATGATAGTAGATAAAAAGTTCGAGAAAACTCTCGAAGATTTAGCAGAAAAACAACTCTTTTATGTAATGAAAAATAAAGGGTTGTTTTCCGATCCTACACATCTTAGCACTGTTCAATATATGAATGCGAAGAATTGTAGAAATCAGATTAAGTTTAACGAACTTCTCTATAATAAGCTAGTGAAACATGATAGCAAGGGAGTGTATCTGGACATTGGAGTTGGTCCAGCCTTCTTAGAGTTATGCAATAGTAAGCTCGGCAATAAGTTACATTTATCGACCGTTGAATGGGAAGAACAGATTGACCAGTTCAAGGTAGTAAGAGATGAATGGGATGTTAATGTCGATTATGTATGTAATGACATACTAGCAGATGATTTTAAAATATATAATTGTGAGACATTTTACGATTATGTAATATTACAAAGATTCTTCCCAGTCTATAAATCAGACGTAACAGAAAGAATTGATGAAGTGTTGAAGAAATTTATACCTTATGCAAAAAAGGCTATTATAGTCGAGGCAGATAATAATTGGTGCTCCAATCAATGGGAGCATTTACTTGCAATATCTGAGAAACGCGTGAAGGTGTACGGAAGCTTTAATATGTTTCTCATTAACTTGGAGCGATATAAATGATCACATTCGGTCAAATCAGAGTAGTAACTGAAGCTAGTAAAATGCCCAAGGGTGAACATGTTTGGGATAAGAAAATTGGTAAAGTTAAAGTTATGATACACAAAGAGCCAAAAGGCTTCACCACTTATATTGACGGTGATAAATTAGATACCTATAAAACTCAAAAAGAAGCCGAGAAGATGGGTGTTACATTCGCTAAGGAAATGTAAATGAAACTTATTACAGAATATACAGAAAATGATGTGCATTGCATTGTAGAGAAAAAAGAGAATGGTGAGAAATCATACATGATCGAAGGTGTATTCATGCAAGCAGAATCAAAGAATAGAAATGGTCGTATTTACCCTAAGCAGATTATGGAAAAAGCAGTGGCTAAATATGTCAAAGAACAAGTAAGTACGAAACGAGCGGTTGGTGAATTGAACCATCCCGAAGGTCCTACTGTAAATCTTGATAAAGTTTCACATCTCATTACTGACCTTCAGTGGGAAGGCAATGATGTTGTTGGAAAGGCACAAATATTGGATACTCCAATGGGTAGGATTGTTAAAGGTCTTCTCGAAGGTGGCGTTCAACTAGGTGTGTCAACTCGTGGTATGGGTAGTCTTGAGAGTAGAAGTGGCGTTATGTACGTCAAATCCGATTTTCTTTTAAACACTGTAGATATTGTCCAAGATCCTAGTGCGCCTAGTGCGTTCGTTAATGGAATCATGGAAGGTGTAGACTGGGTTTGGAATAACGGTATTCTATCACCTCAAGTAATTGAAAATATGGAGACAGAAATAAGAAATGCTCCGAAAGCGTACAGTTCCGCTGTACAAATTCGTGAGTACAAAAATTTCCTCTCGTTACTCAAATCTAACTTTAAGGAGTTATAACATGTCAGATAACGATATGGATACAAAACTTCCTGTTGATGAGGATAACTCAATCGAGGAAGCTAGTACTCAAGAAATGCCAGTAGGCACAGAAGCGGATTCTATTTCGTCTGTAGATAAGGCAGAGGATGGAGTTAAGAGCAAAGCACCAGCACGTAAGGGTGATAGCACTAAGCAAGATCCAGCGCCAAAGACTAAAGCCGGTTTACTAAATGCTATGTACGGGAAACTATCTTCTATGAAGAAAGCTGACCTGAACGCTGTTTTCACTAAGTTCTCCGAAGATTTCGAAATGGAAGAGTCAGATGCAATTGTATTGCCTGAGTTCTCTGTTACGGATGAATTGAATGATCTTGTTGAATCAGAAAGCACATTGTCAGATGAATTCAAAGCGAAAACCGCTGTAATCTTTGCAACTGCTGTCAAAGCTAAAATCTCGGAAGAGACTGATAGATTAGAAGATGTATACCAATCACGACTTGACGAAGAGCTAGAGGCAACTCGAAGCGACCTTGTTGAGAAAGTGGATTCATATCTCAATTATGTTGTTGAGAACTGGATGAAAGAGAATCAGGTAGCTGTAGAATCTGGTTTACGTACTGAGATAGCAGAAGGTTTCATGGCTAGTCTTAAAGACTTGTTTGTTGAATCTTATATCGATGTACCTGAGTCTAAGGTGAATCTAGTAGACGAACTAGCAGAGCAAGTTGAAGAGTTAGAAACTAAACTCAACGATTCTGTAGGTTCATCTATTGCAATGTCAGAAGAATTAGAAGGGCTAAAGCGTTCACAGATTATCCGTGAAAATGCTGGTGACCTTGCTGACACACAGATCGAAAAGCTAGCCTCATTAGTTGAATCACTCGATTTTGAAGATGCTGAATCCTTTGCAGAGAAAGTTAAGACTGTAAAAGAGTCATACTTCAAGAAAGTTGTGGCTACAACTGAAGAAGCGATCATGGAAGATGTAGCCTCTGCGCCTGAAGAAGTTTCTGGCTTAATGGGACAATACCTTTCAGCACTTAAAACAATCAAAAAGTAACTTAATTTTTTAAATACGGAGTATTAAAAATGCAACAATCATACGACAATTTAGTCGAAAAGTGGGGAGCAATCCTCAACGAACCGTCTGCCGGAGCAATCACAGACAGCCACCGTCGATCGGTAACAGCCGCTGTTCTTGAGAACCAAGAAAAAGCTATGGGTGAGCAAGCCGCAATGCTCTCTGAGTCACCTACTAACACTAACGCTACTGTAACTGGCGCTGATGGCAACTGGAATCCTATCCTTATTGCTCTAGTTCGACGCGCTATGCCTAACTTGATGGCATACGATCTAGCTGGTGTTCAGCCAATGACTGGACCTACTGGTCTTATCTTCGCTATGAAGAGCCAGTACAAAACAACTCGTGCCGGAGCTACTACTGGTGACGAAGCGTTCTTCGCTGAAGCAGTCACTGGCTTCTCTGGTGACAGTTCAGCTACCACAGATGGACGTGGAGCTTCTGGTCTTGTCGGCGCAACTGATACTGACGCTGACAACAGCATAGCCGATTCTGGCTCTGTTTATGTTCCTAAAGTTGGCGGAGCTATGCCTACTGTAGATGCAGAAGCACTCGGAAGTACTGGATCTGCGTTCGCAGAGATGGGATTCACTATCGAGAAGGCTACTGTAACAGCTAAGTCACGTGCCCTGAAAGCGGCTTACTCGCTCGAATTAGCGCAAGACTTGAAAGCTATCCACGGTCTTGATGCTGAGACTGAGCTTGCTAACATTCTTTCTACTGAGATCCTTTCAGAGATGAATCGCGAGATCATCCGTACTATCAACAGCCAAGCTAAAATCGGTTGTTTGCAAGCTAACACAGCAACTAACGGTATCTTTGACTTGTCAACTGATGCTGATGGTCGTTGGAGTGTTGAGAAGTTCAAGGGTCTATTAGTACAATTAGATCGTGAGTGTAACGTCATTGCTAAAGAAACTCGACGTGGTAAAGGTAATGTAGTGATCTGTTCTTCAGACGTTGCTACTGCTCTAACTGCGGCTGGAATGCTTGATTATGCTCCTGCTCTTGCTACTAGCTTGAACGTAGATGATACTGGTAATACCTTTGCTGGTGTTCTTAACGGTCGAATCAAAGTCTATATCGATCCATATGCTGTCGGTGATTATGTCACTGTTGGTTATAAGGGTACTAACCCATATGATGCTGGTATTTTCTACTGCCCATATGTGCCTTTACAGATGGTTCGTGCGATTGGCGAAGATGACTTCCAACCACGTATCGGGTTTAAGACTCGTTATGGTATGGTATCTAACCCATATGTCGGAGCTTCTGCGGCTGATGGACTTGCTACTGCTCGTACCAATCAGTACTACAGGATCTTCCGAGTCGACAATATCTTGGCATAAGCTTTGTCAAGACAATAAGAAACATGCAGTAACATTAAGGGAGTCTTTCGAGACTCCCTTTTTTTATATCAACTAACCTCTTCGTACAATGGCACATCTTTCTTTGACTGATAGCCTGTAACTGTATAGATGTCTGTCACTCTATTCAGATGCTCGGCACACCAATCATCTATCGTCCCGTGATTTAAAGCGAACACATGATTGCTTGTGAATACTAAATGTCTGCCGGTCGACAATGACTCGGGCAATGATCGTGCTGTCCAGCGATGATCCATTATGTTAGAATCAAATCTAGAACTAGTCACCTTTACTCCGAGCGATCTTGCGGCTCTCACTATATCCATTCTCTGAGCCGAACAACTATGTTTTCGCCCTTCTCTCTTTAAAGCAACGAAAGCTGTTACAATGTCTACATTACATGTTTTCGCAACGGCTTGCACTGAACAATTGTTGTAATCATTATAGGCTTTACTTCTCAGAAGATTGTCTCGTTCTCGTTGTTTTGGAGTCATATAATTACTCTTTCTTGGTTAATGAAGTACTATTATATCACATCGAAAGTTGTCGTCAACCGTTATAAATAAGTCTATATAACTCGGAATGATACTATGACTACTAACACTGATTTTACTTGCGACCCAAGCTATCTCACAGCCAATCAATTCAAATTGGTAATTTCACGTAAAGATTATCCTGCCATTTCATTCTTTGCACAGCAAGTTATGCATCCAAGCGTAGAGTTGGGCGAAGCTGATCTTGGATTTCCAAGAACGGCTATAACTATACCGGGTGACGTTCTGACATTCGGTACGTTATCGATGGACATTCTACTAGACGAAAAGATGGTTGTCTACGAAGAGATGTTTAAATGGATGAAACGTGTTGTCGAAACCAAAAATTCACCTAATACTGGATCGCTATATAATAGTGAGACCGCTAGCCAGTACGCAGATATTCAATTACTCGTATTAACAAGCTCAAACAATGCTAGTAGGTCATTTAAGTATGTGAACGCATATCCTATTTCATTAGGTGACATTACGTTTACAGCTACGAGTGACGGA